TTCTTTAATGAAAAGTTAAGAGAATCAATACATGATTTTAACTATGGAAATTCTGATAGTATTTATAACGCATTAGATAATCTAGACCAGATTATTAATGAAATGAATACTAGAGTAATCCCTATTGAACACGATGTATTAAACGATTTAGATAAAATAAAGAGATTCGGTGGCGAGGCTTATAGTCGAAAAAATATATCTCGTAATGAGTTTAGTAAAATAAGAGCTGTTGTTAAGGATGCTGAAAATAATCGTAATCTTCCTAAATCCGGTGATATAACAACTCAAATCAAAGATTCTCTTGATATACTCAATAATCAAATGTCAACATATATTGAGCGTATTAATGCTTTTAAAACATTGTCTGATAATTTATCCACTGTATTATCTAGTGATAAATTAAGCATTGATAATGATTTATTAAATCAAATTAAAGGATTAATGTATAATCCTATGTTTGGAGAACCTAATGGTTATGAGGGGCAGGTTGGAGAATATTTTACTAATCTCATTCAGGTTTTGGGGTTTGCGGATAAGATAATTAAAAAACAAAACGGGGAAGAATTAACCGATGAAGTTAATAACCTTGAAATTACTTCTATCGAACTTGGCGAATCAATTACTCGATGGGTAAAAAATCTTGTCGAAAAATTACATCATGCGATTGATAATATAAATGATGAAGCTCAAAATCATGATGTCCCAGTATTTTACGAAACCGATATGTATTCTTTTTTAAAAGAATTAAAAACTGCAAAAAGAGGTGGCGTAGGAAAGCTTTCTCCTGATTTAATTAATTCATTTGGTCGTTTAGGGTTATTAAATAATGGTAATGATTCGAATTATCTTTTAAATACTGCTAATGGTGGAGCTACAAATAAGGGTGTTTTTCAGAGTGAAGAAAATACAATTATTGCTAGAAATGAAGCTCACTTACCAAGGCTTAAAGCATTAATTAAGTTATTAAAAGAAGCCAAAGAAGAAGGTGCTAATGTAGGTCAAATTCTTGGTATTGTATGGGATAAGGAATCAAAGTTAGTATATGATATTCAGGAAACTGTAAGCGGTAAAGTAATTGGCGAAGACAATCTTGAGTTTTTAAATGCTACTGAAGAGCAGATTGAAAAATTAATATCTGATATAGAAACTTTGAAAAAAGTTGGACTACATATTGACTGGCTTGGTGATAATATAACGTATGATCCTAGCAAGGGATTTGGATTTTTTGATTTATCACTAAAAGATGAATGGTTTACATCGCAAAGTCCACGAGAAATAATAGATAGTCTATTAGAAAAAACTGGAAATGTTGACAATACTGATTTTAATAATCGCGTAACTCAGGCATTTAGTAATCGTATTAAGACCGTAGCTGAGAATATTAATAAATCTTCTATGTCTGATGAAGTAGATAAGATATCTGAATCAGAAAAAGAATTGGCGAATACTGCTCAGGATACCGCTGATATTGTTACTAATAGTTTTAGAGAAATGGCAGATGTTGCAAAAGAAACCGATTCAGTTATTGAAGGATTATATGATAATATTGGTGATAATAAATCCGGGGTTTCTGAAGAAGGATTAGGTAACATTGATGAATTAAAAACTTCTTTTGAAAAAGAAAATCAATTAATTAAGAATATTGGTGATTCCGAAGGAAATGCATTTTCATCGCTTATCGATGCTATTCAAGAAGTTATCAATAAGGTGGAAACTAAAACAAGAGCTTTTGTAGAAGAAGGTCAAGTTGTTGATGGTGTTGTACAAAACGAAGTCACTAATCTTGAAATATTGATTGGATATTTAGTATTACTTAGAGAGCAAATTAAAAATGTTTCGGACGCGTTTGAAACTATTACTCTAGATATTGATGCTTCTAATATAGATATAACCAATATTGAAAGTTTTGTAGATACGCTCTCTCGTATTAAAAACGATCAAATAGACGAGCAGCTCATTAGCATTTTTTCGTTACTTGATGATTTTGCTAATGCAGTAAATAAAATCAAGATTGATGATTCTAGTATTATTACGTCTATTAATAATATTCTTACTAAATCTACTGAATTAGAAAATCTTGTAAAGGCACTTCAGTCATCGAAGAAACAAATAGAAAATGTAAGTAAAGCTACTGGTTCAAATAATGATGCAACTAATTTTCAAAAGAAATATTATGATAAATTATCAAGTAGCTTACGTACTGGTCAAACAGATCTCCAATATTTAAAAGATCGTGGAAAAAATCTTGGAGAATATCTTAATAAATATCAAGATGTATTTAATCAGCTTAAAGATCTTAATAAGGTTAAATTAGATTTTGTATCTGAGGATCAGTATAATGAATTGCTAAAGATACTTGAAAGTCTTAAACTTATCAAGAAAGAAGCTAGTTTTGCAGAAAATAAAATATCTAATGAAAAAAGTGTTCAGAAATATCTTAGTCAGATAAATGATATTTTAGCTACAAATACAAATCGTAAGTTTAAGAATAGCGAATTATATCAGGAATTCCTTAACTTACAGGCGGCATTTAAGGGTTTTGATACGTCAAGACCTCAGAATGAATTAGATGAGCTTGGCACAAAAACATTAGAAGCTATCGCAAAATTTAAAGAACTTGATTATACCTTTAAGGGTGGCGGATTCTTACAAAATTTTACACATAGATTATCTGATATGAATGCTAAGTTCTTTGCACAGTACTTTAGTTTTCAGGATATTATACGATATGCGAGAACTGCATTTACTGCTATAAGAGAACTTGATACAGCACTCGTAGATCTTCGTAAGACTACGACGATGAATAACACCGAGCTTGAAAAGTTTTATCGTAATTCAACAGAAATTGGTAAGAGCCTTGGTGTTACATCACAGCAAATAATACAACAAGCGGCTGACTGGAGTAGGCTTGGATACTCTACAAAAGAGCAGGCTGAGACAATGGCTGAACTTAGTTCTATGTTTGCAAGCGTATCTCCGGGAATGACAACAGACCAGAGTACTGATTATCTTGTTTCAACAATGAAAGCGTTTGGTATTGAAACAGATGAAGTTCAGCGAAAGGTTATGGATAATGTTAACCGAATTGGTAACACTTTCGCAACTACAAACGCTGAGATAGGTGAAATGCTTACTCGTTCATCGGCAGCTATGAAAGCCGCAAATAACACGCTTGAAGAAACAATAGCATTAGAGGCAGCAGCTGTTCAAATTACAAGAAACGCTGAAACAACTGGTACGGCATTTAGAACTGTATCAATGAGGATTAGAGGTAAACAATCAATGCCTCCATATAATGAAAATTATATGCTTTGTGTGTAACACACATTGATGATAACTATATAAGTCAAAGGATGAGGGAACATCAGAGACTTAGGAAAGACTATATTTTACACTGTCGAAAGGCGGTGTTATTTTTTGCTTAAATATACAAACGAAGAAATAATAAATATGATAAAGCCTTATAAGTTAATTAAATACAATAATGTAAAGGATATAATAGCTAACGATGATGAAGGATACAAATATAAGCTTACATTAGCAAATTTACAAGATAACAAAACACCAAGTCGCTGGATGAAAAATCCATTTAATACGGAAAATGCTTTATTATATTTATCGATTAATTATCCTGATTATGAATGGATAGATCACGAACAATATAAAGGATGTAAATATAAACACCAATTTATTTGTCGTAAACATAAACATAAAGGTATTCAATACAATTCATTTGATAATATAATACATAATAATCATACATGTAAATATTGTGGGTATGAGAATCTGAGTCGATTTAAACAGTTGGATAAAGAAAAAATCATTAAGCTATGCGAAGAACGAAATGTAATATTTTTAAATCGATATAGTAAACATAATGAAAGTTATATACAGTATTATTGTTCTAATCATAGTAGTAATGGTATTCAAGAAATGAGTTTAACACATTTTAAATCAAGTAAATCCCCTTGTAGGTATTGTAATATTACAAGTGGAGAATTAAAAATATCCAATTATCTAAATATGAATAATATTAAATATGATACTCAAAAAGAATTTAACGATTGTAAAAACATACGCAATCTTCGTTATGATTTTTACTTACCAGATAATAACATATGTATTGAATATGATGGACAACAGCATTTTCAACCAGTTAATTTTCATGGCGATAAAGATGGTGGTTTATCTGCTTTTAATAAAACTCAAGAACGAGATAGAATCAAAGATGAATATTGTAAAACTCATAATATTAAATTGATTCGAATTCCTTATTGGGATTATGACAATATTGATAAAATATTACAGTGTAAAATATAGAATCCTCAGAGACTGCGGGGTGTATATGGTAACATATACACTGAAGTTATCCTCCCTGTTTGTTATATAAACGAGAGTAATATACAGTCCGTACTCACGCTATAATTCCCAATATATTTATGAAACGTGAGAAGTAGCCAGAAATGACTACTCGCCTATTTAAATAGGTCATAAAAGTAACAGATTAGTTTGACGAAGAAACGGAAGAACTTTCCTCAGACCTCGAAAATATTTCAGGTGAGATTGCCGACCTTACCAAGATTGATGGTAAAGGTGGAATATCTATTTTCACCGACGAAACCAGAACGACATATAAATCCACTTATCAAATACTTAAAGAAATCGCGGCTATTTGGGATGAGCTTTCAGATAAACAACAAGCTGGCTTGCTTGAAAAAATAGCAGGAAAAAGAGGCGGACAGGTAATTGCTGGATTAATGACCAATTGGAAAGAAGTGGAGCGAGCTATGTCTGAAATGGATGACGCAGCTGGATCAGCTGAAGCCGAAATGGATATCGTTCGCCAATCTCTTGATTTTAAAATTAATGCTTTAAAGCAAACATGGGTAGGTATCTTACAGGATCTTGTTGACCGTGGTGTTATCGGGGATCTTGTAGATGGCTTAACGAAAGTATCCGAGGTACTCGGCAGTATAGTTAGTAATCTTGGTCTTGTAAAGACTGCTATTACTGCTATTGCTGGTGTCTGGGGTGCAAAGAATCTGGGTTAATTAAATAGGCTCAGGTATGTTCCCGTGCCGTAGCTAAAACCTACGGGTAAAACACAAAGACCGTCGTTAATACGACGTAGGACATACAGTTAAATCGCTTATATGACTGTGGGTAGCTCCGCAGTTTAGGGTGTTCGTGAGACCCCTACAAGGACTGGGAAGGGTTATAGGTCTCACTAGCGTAAGCTAGCTAACTATAACCTCGATCAGCAGGGAGGCGTACTACTAACGAGACGTAGGTCGAGTCAGCAAGTGCCGCCCCCAGAGGCTCCCAAGCGAATGTGTGGTATATTACTGCATGAAGGTAGAGTCCACAAACTAGATGTGAGATGTCTAGTAAAAAGCTCCGGTCAGTAGAACTACTACTCTCCTACTGACGGCTTGTGCATAGAGTAGATAATAGCGTAAGCTACCATTTATATCCGCAGTTTTCGCACTGCATAGTTTTGCCAACATTACTACTTGCTAATCCAAATATTCCTGTACTAACAAACCGTTTAGTGCCGGATATTTTTTTAATGTTGGTAGATCCACATGTTGGGCATTTAGGGATGTTGGACTGAGAAGCTTTTAATGCTTTTTCGTCTGCTATTCTTTCTTTATTGATTTTAATAAGTTGTTGCATTTTTATTTGGAACTCAATCGGGTCTTCAGCTTTAAGTTTATCAAGAGCAAATATAAAATCTAAGTCGAGGGAATTAGCTGTGATTACATACCATTCTCTATCGGTTAAATTCATATGTGTCATCTTTTGTTTACATGTTGGACATGTTAATGAACCAGCGATTACGATGCCTTTATATACTCTATAACTGTCAAGATATTCATCTTTTTCTATAAAATTATTACCTAAACATGATGGGCAATACTTTATCCTAAGATCATCTCCCATACTGTTATCCTCCTTATATTATATTTCACAAGAATATTATATAACGAATTGCTATTTAATACAAAGGATGACGGTACTTTATTAGGATCTATTTCACAGAAAATTCAAACTAATAAAGACGTGAAGAATTATAGAGCTATTTTAGAAGGATATGCCGATCATAAAGATGCGTTATTAAACTTCAGGGGTATGGCTGATGGTTCTGATGAACTCAATAAAAACATACAAGAAATAGTCCAAAGCGTCAATAAAGCTGGTGGTACTGGCGAAGATGTATTTAATCGTATTCAAGAACAAATGGATGTTACCATTGATAAAGGAACTAAACTGGGTTCTACATTTACAAAAATTGGGGAAGCATTAGTTCAAGGTTTAGCAAGTGCTGCTGTTGCTGCCGCTGTATCTTTTGTGGTAACACAAATTGCAAAAGGCGTTAAGTGGTTATGGGATGAGGTATTTACTGATAATGCTGAATCAAAACGTCGAGAAGAGGCTAATACCCGAATGCAAAATCGAATCTCCTCTAATAAACAAGAGGCTGAATCGTTAGACTCTTTGATTGATAAATATACAAACCTTAATGAGAAAATAAATGATGCCGATATATCTGTAACTGAATTACTTCAAACCAAAGAAGAACTTTTGGGGATTCAAGATTCATTAAAAGATAAGTATGGAAAAGAAGCTGAAGCTATTGATCTTGTTAATGGTAAGTATGACGAAGAGATAGAGAAGCTTAAGGAAATTGAAAAACGTAAGTCTCGTGATTTCTTGTATGGAGATGAAGGTGCGCTCAGAAAGGATAATAGAGGTAAGTCAGACTATGAGCGAAATCTTGAAACGTTGTATGCTAAACCAAAAATGCAATCACTTACTCTTTCAAACGGTAGACAAATAGGCAAGAATGAATCTCTTAATGACTATTTTGGTTTTGATATTGAATCTATATTAAGTAAATATACTAATATTTCATTAACGAAAGAAAAGGTAATTGGAGCTAGAGGTGGTCAAGGTGCTTGGGATAATATTGTAAAATTTGCATTTAGCCCAGATGTGACTGCTGAACAAGCTAACAAGATACTGACTGAATTATTTGCTGAATTAGATGCACAATATGTTAACAATCCTGAGGTTCAAAGATTCAAGGATAATAATATAGATTTTGATTCAAGTGAATTCGAAGCGTCATTAGATAATAGCAAATATACTATCGAACAAATATTGGCAGCAAGTGATGATACCGATGAAAGTATATTAGATCAGCTAAGTAAAGCTGTTGGAGATTATAATAAAGCGTTAGCTGATTATGAGTTAACTGGTACAACAGAAGCAAAAGAAGCGTTAGAACAATCATTGGACAATCTCAATGAAATCGAGGCTAAAGTAAGAGATTTACAAACATATGATCCACAGTCTTTTGCAAGAATAACATCTTATGGTGATGATAGTCTGAAGCTTTATAATCAGATGATTGATGAAGCATTAGAAAGAAAATCATTAACAATTAGTGATCGTCTTGATAAAAAAATGGCTGATGCTGATTCTAAGGTATACGCTAGTTATAAACAACAGAGAGATAACTTATCAGAGTCTGAACAGAAAGTTTTTGAAAGCTTACTACCTGAAGACGTTCAAATACTCACGCTTAAGGATTTTACGGATTTAATCAATGAAGCAAAACGTATAGCTGCTGAAAACCCTATTGAGCTTGAAGTCGAACCTAAGACTAAATACTCCGAGCAAACATCATCACTTGATGAACTCGAAAAATCATTCAGTGGTCTTGCTACTACTTATGATACAACCGTTAATCAAAAAATAAAGGTTGACGCTAGTGACCTCGAAAAAGTCAACAGCGACATGGGCGGTGTGACCTTCAATGTTAAGGACGAAGACGTTGATAAAATCAATAGTATGTCCAATGCTATCGAAGCTTATGACCAAATACTTATCCAATCTGCTGGCGATTCTGAAGCGGCTCAAGCGGCTGCAGATAAACTGGCTACAGCATATGTAGATCAAAGCGATGTTCTTGATAATCTCATTGATCATATGGATGATGTTACCGATGCGCAAAAGAAATATGTTCAGGAACAGCTTGAAGCTAACGGTATACAAAATGCCGAAGAAGTAATTACTACTCGTCTTACTAAACGATATAAGGCATACTCTGCTGCTCTCGTTGAAGTATCAAAGACGATGGCTCAGTATCGTAATGACGTAGAAGCTTCTTTAAAGACCGGACAAGATACAAATGGTTTAGCATCTAAGATGAAAGATTCTGTCACTAAGATGCTTAGTACATACGATGATCAAGGTGTTGCAATAACTACTCCTCAAATAGATGAGCAGTTTATTATACAAAATCTTGAAAATATTAAATTAGCTACTGAAGGCGATATTCAAGCATTTAATGATTTAATGAGTCAAGTCGCTGCATTAAATGCAATGCAAGTATTCATAGATGCGAATGTAGATGAAGAAACCGCCAAGGCACAAACTGCTAGTATTATGGATATGATTGCAGAAGCTAATAGTCAAGATATTGAAATAGGTGCATATATTGACGATGCTCCGTTTTTACAGGCTCTTTCTGAGATGATGAGCAGTTCAAAAACTATGGCTGATGCTGTTGGTCAGGCGTTTGAGTCCATGGGCTATGAAGCAACATGGGTTCCAAACAGATATACTACAAAAGTTGCTACTGCCATTATTAATGGCGGAGGTATGGGTAATACTATAGCTGATGAGGCTATGAGACGAGGATTGTCTGATTTAAGGCAAGAACAAATTGAGGTTGATGTGCCATCACTGCAAATCCGTAGAAAAGGAACAGCAGCTGGTGCCAGTGCTGTATATGGTAGTGCGCCAAAATCTTCCGGTTCTAGTGGAGGCGGCGGTGGCGGCGGCGGTGGCGGCTCCGAACCAAACAAGCCAAAGGAAGAATCCGAGGAAACATTTGACTGGATTGAGGTTGCCATTCAACGTATCGAGGAAGAGATTGCTCGACTTGATAAGGTTGTTGGTAATAGCTACGACCTTTGGATACACCGCAACGAAGCTCTTCTTAAGGAAATCAATAAGACTAAGGAAGAAATCAAGGCACAAGAAATAGCATATAAGGAATATCTCCGCAATGCTAACGAAGTAAAGGTTAATAATGGCAAGGGTCTCAACGCAGACGATTATGGCGAAAACGATGAACTGGTAAAAGAGCAAGACCAGCGACTTCTTACAGAAGCACAAAAGGCTTGGGCTACTGGCGAATATCAGAAGAAGGTTCGCGAAGGTTTAATGACCGGAGATGATATTGAGAAGATTCAAAATCATTTCTTATCGGACACAATTAAATTCTATCAAGAACTGTATAATAAAGCTGTCTCGGCTAAGGATGCAATTCAAGACCTTAACATTAAGCTTGGCGATCTTGCACGTACAAACTTTGACCAAGTAAAGACACAAGCTGAAGATGCTATTGCGTACTTCGATTCATATGCTGACCTTATTGATGAACGTATATCTCGTACCGAGGAGCGTGGATATTTTGTAGGCAAGAAGTATTATGACAAACTGATTGAATACGAAAACTCTAAACTCCCACTCCTTCGTAAGGAATATAATGACTTAATTAAGAAGCGTGATGAAGCCGTACAGTCTGGGGCGATCTCTGCCTACTCCGAAGAATGGGATAAGATGAATCAGGAAATCCTTGATGTTGGCAAGTCAATTGAAGAAGCAACAACTAACCTTGTTAAATTCAACAATGAACTTCGCCAGCTTAAGTGGGATGCATTTGACTATGCTCGTGACAGAGTAAGTGCATTTGCTGAAGAATTTGATTTCATTATTGATCTTCTTGATAATCAAAAGATATATGATGACTATGGCGCATTTAATAATCGTGGTTGGGCAGACGTTAGTATGCATGCTGGAAAGTATAATCTTTATATGGAGGAAGCTCTTAAGTATGCGGAGGAACGTAAGAAGGTTGAAAAGGATCTAGCGAAGGATGAGGGTAATAAAACTCTTATTGAGCGTCGTGAGGAACTGATTAAGCTTCAGCAAGAATCGATCCAGAATGCATATGCTGAAAAGGATGCTGTTAAAGAATTAGTTGAGGAAGGAATTAATATTCATCTTGATAAACTTCAGGAGCTTATTGATAAATATAAGGAATCACTCAAAGAAGCAAAATCTCTTTATGATTACGAGAAAAATATTAGTAAGCAAACGGAGAATATATCTAGCCTTCGTAAACAGCTCTCGGCTTATTCCGGGGATACAAGTGAGGAAGCAAAGGCTACTATTCAGAAACTCCAGAATCAGTTAAAGGATGCTGAAACTCAGCTTAAAGAAACTCAGTGGGATAAATATATTAGCGAAACTGAAGAGTTCTTATCTGATATGTATGATGATTACGAGAAGGTGCTTAAGGCGAAGCTTGATGATGTTGATGCTTTAATGGCAGACATGATTAAAGATGTTAACGCTAACGGCAAAGCAACTCGTAAAACTGTGCGTACTGTTGCCAATGATGTGGCTTATAAACTTACCGACAGCATGAATACATTCCTTGGTAATGGTAGCGACGGTAGTCTCGTATCAGACTTCCACAAGGATTTCTCAAACTACTCTACTACTGTTATGACTTCTCTTACAAAGATCAATGATTATATTGATAGGATTAGTAATAACGGTGTAGGTAATCAGATTGATGAAACCAAGGTTAAGGGTACAAATATCAAAGTAAGCAACGTGCGCAACGGTGTGGACTACAGTGATGTATTCGACATAAACTATTACATGAATAAATACGCGGATCTGCAGAAAGCATTTGGTACGGATTATGATAAGTATCTTGACCACTTCATTCAGTATGGAATGAAGGAAGGTAGACAGGCTATTGAAACATTTAACGTAGGCACATACATGAAGACATATCAAGACCTTCGTGATGCATATCAGAAGGATCTTGAGAAATACTACTTACACTACATTAAGTGGGGTAAAAAAGAAGGTCGTAAGGCTTATGCAACTGGTGCGCACAATATTAGTTCAAAACAGCTTGCATTGACTCAGGACGGTGGCGGTGAGCTTCTTTATAGGCGTTCTGATGGTGCTATCCTTACTCCTCTTAATATTGGAGACAAGGTATTCACTACAGAAATGAGCGAAAACCTTTGGAAGCTTGCACAGCTTAAGAACCCTAGCTTAGGTGGTGCTACAAGTAGAATCGTAACTAATAACAATGCTATTGCTATTACTCTTCCGAACGTAACAAATTATGAACAGTTTAAGACGGCACTTAAGAATGACCCACAGATGACAAAATACTTTCAGCAAATTACAATCGGAGAAGCTGGCGGTAGCGCGAAACTGAATAAAAGGAAATATTGATGATTGCGGGCGGTCGTTGAAATATGCGGCCGCTCGTTTTCTTATAAGGAGTGATTGTATGTTTAAAGAAAAAGATAGGATAAAAAACCTAAAGGTAGAAAACCGAAAGTTAAAGAAACAGATTAGAAACTTGGAGGCTCAGATTAAAGACCTCAATAAGCAGCTTAGTATTGTTGACGATGCTAAGAAGGAATACGAAAAAGCACTTGAAGAAGCAAAGACTTGTAAGGATCAATACCTTAAGCTAATTGCAAAGGTAAAAGAATATAATTCAAAATTAAAAGAAAAATATAAACCTATAGTATAAAAACAAGGAGGTGGAATATGGACTTTATTTTCGACGGAGTTGCATTATCCGATCTGGGATATGTGTTAGCTTATGATGGGTTAGTTAGTGAAAATGCTGTTGTGTCAAGCATGACATATAACACAGTTAAGCCAGCCCTATTCGATGTATCGCGCAAAACTTCTCATATATATGAATCAAATCTTACAACAACATTTACCATCATGAAGAATCCGTGTCTATTTGGTGACACCTTCTATATGAACAACGATGAAATTTCCGAGCTGACCAAATGGTTAGTTCGTAAACAATATAAATATTTTAGATTTGTAGACGACGAAGACACTGGTGACGAAGTGTGGTTTAAGGTGCAGAACACGGTTGAAAAGGTGAAGGAGGGTGACCATGTAATTGGTCTTTCAATAACTGTTAATGCTAATGCTCCTTATGGATTTACCAGAGTTATTAATGTTTCGTGGGATGCTCAGGACAGAGTTCCTTACGACATTATAGTTCGTTCGGATGAAGAGGGATATCTTTTCCCGGACACAATACTTATACCTCAAGCTAGTGGTACACTCAACGTGTGGAACAAACATGATAGTATACATAGTATTATAAAGAATGTAACAGCTGGTGAAGTTATAACACTGTACGGAAATGGTGTACATCAAATCACTTCGAGTAATCCAGATCATGATCTTAGTTCTGATTTTAATTATAACTTCTTTAGACTATGTAACGAATATGGAAATGCTACAAATACTATTGTGACGAATATGAATTGTAATATTACTCTCTCGTATCGAGGAATAAGAAAGGTGGGATTATGATATGCAAAAATTTGTGTATGATATGTTTGATGAAATAACCCCTCCTGTAATTGTGTTATCGACAAAGTATCATAAGCATCTTGGCACTATACAGAATGCAATCAATATTGCTTGTGACTTTAACATGGCAAGTCATCAGGAAATATCGTTTGATGTATACAAAACTCTTGATGATATTGCTTGTGATTTATGGGATGACATTGTAGACCTTAAATATATATATGTACCGGATCATAACGAATACTATGAGATACAAGTTACAATGGATGATGCGGACAGTACAGTTAAACATTGTGTTGGTATATCAGCTGGTGAATGTGAACTCTCTCAGCGTTACCTCAGAGACTTTCATTGTAACGACGATACAGATATAAACTTTGAACCAATATACAAAGTAAAGAATGGTCAAGCTGTAAAGGTTAATGCTAATGGTGTCGTAGATTTCGCATATGATATGTATGAGACTGATAAACTCGAAGGACAGGATGAACTTTATAAAGCTACTGTATTCTATCGTAAGGTTAATAGCACTGACAGTACGGCTTTGAAGAAAAAGAAAAGACGTTCTTCTCTTCTGTATCGTGTACTTCATGATAAATGTCCAGATTGGAGCGTAGGTCATATTGATGGTACGCTTGCCAATATTCAGCGTACATTCAGCACTGATGCTACAACCGTGTACGACTTTCTTACTAACACAATCGCCACAGAGATTGGATGTCTCTTTAAGTTTGATTCTGTTAACCGCAAAATCAATGTGTACGACCTTAAGAACACTTGTGAGGATTGTGGTTTTCGTGGTGAGTATGTAGATGAATGTCCTAAGTGCGGAAGCAAAAAGTTTATACGTGGATATGGAGCATATAAGAATGTAAATATATCAACTGATAATACCGCTCTGCAGATGTCCGTAGACGGTGATGCTGATTCTGTAAAGAACTGCTTCAGGATTACTGGTGGTGACGATTTAATGACCGCTACTGTTCGTAATATCAATCCTAATAAGAGTTCATATATTTATAGATTCTCAGATGATATGAAGGCGGATATGCCAGAAGAATTGGTTGAGAAGCTTAATGCGTATGAAACGGATTACAATGATAAAATACAGGATTACAATGATAAGACTAAACTATGGATGGAAAAGGTAGATGAGGTATTACGTCTGCAGACTACTATGATGCCTAAGACACCGATCCCTGATGAGACAAATGCAAAAGCTCAGGTTGATGCTATTATGGCTATCGAGCGAATTGATGTAGCACTTGAAAAGATTGATGCAAGTAGTACACCAACTCAATCTATGGCGGACAATGCAGTAAAAGGATACTTAAGAGTTATTGTGGATCCTCGTTATACTGTGGATGTGTCAGGTGGCACAATGTCTAATACTCGTAGAAGCTGGCAGGGATATATTACAGTTAAGAGTTTGGGCGGTGTTGATGAAAATGGTAATGAAGATGTATATACTAGTACTACTAAAAAGACTGTACACTTCAACACAAACTACGAGGACTTCTTAGAGCAAAAGATACAGAAGTCACTTGATCGTACTGATGCTAGTTTTACAACTATCTTTAATATTGAAGATGATACTGCTTTCAAGGAAGCTCTTCATTTATATAGTTTAGATAGACTCAATTCATTTGCTAACTCTTATCAGGCTATACTCGAGGTGCTTATTAAGCAAGGAGTAACAAAAGAATATACGGAGTTATATGGTGCTGATTTGTATAATCAAATGTATGTGCCATACTATAATCGTAAACAATGGATTAATAATGAGATTACCGGAAATAATGGTGGCGAAGGACGTGAGAATCAGGTAAAACAAGCTGAAGAAGAACGTGATGCTTTAGATAAGCAACGTCAAGCCATTCAAAAGGAACTTAATATTGAAACATATCTTGGCGATTTATATAATACATTCCTTCTCTATCTTAGGGAGGATAACTATAATAACTCCAACTATATATCAGATGGTCTTAACAATAAAGAACTTATTGATAGAGCAAATGAGTTATTTATTGCAGCGCAGAGTGATCTTATTAAGGCTAGTGAACTGCAATATTCTCTCACTGGTAATCTCTTCAACTTCTTGAATACTGAAGAGTTTGCCAATTTTAAAGATGAGTTCGAAATTGGCGACTATATTATTTGTAAAGCTGATAATAAAATATATAGACTTCGAATTACAAATGTAAGTTATTCGTATGATAATTCGGCAGAGATTCAAATCACATTTAGTAATATAGTTAGAGGTGGTAACTTTATGAGCGATGTAGCATCGGTGCTTAGTAAAGCATCTTCGATGGCTACATCTTTTAATTTTGTGGCACATCAAGCTAATCAAGGCGACAATGCTAATAATGTCATTAACGACTATAAGAATAATGGATTTGATACCGACGTGTATAATCTGTATGCTGGTTCAAATCAGGATATTTCGATGGATTCTCATGGTCTTACTGCTAGAGAATATGATGATATTGAGGGTGATTATAAACAGGAACAAGTTATTCTTACTAGTCACTCTCTTGCTTTTACCGAAGATAATTGGGAGACTGCATCTCTTGGTCTTGGTAGACAGACATATACGTATTGGGATGAAGATAATAATCAATGGGTGACCGCTGTTGGTTATGGATTAAATGCTAAGTTTGTAGACGCAGGATATATTCGAGGTTCTAAGATTGTAGCTGGTGATATCTATTCGAATAATTATACTGCAAATGGTGTAACTGGCGCACATATTGATCTTGACGAAGGCACGTTTACTTTTGCCGATGGCAAGCTTAAATTTGACGGAACAAACCTTTATATACAAGCCGATGTTGATATTGGGTCTCGTATTGAAGATGCAACCATAGTTGACTCTACAATCAATACTAACAATAATTTTATTGTAGACCAGTATGGTAATGTAGTTATTGATGGTAATGTATCTGGTACGGCATGGGCTTCTAAACAAGATAAACTTGGTATTAACCCAGCGGGATCTGCAACTGCAACTATTTATAAACTGGAAATAGATGGTGATATTTACGACATTGCTGGTGGATCAACTGTAGTTCCAAACCCAACGGGTACGGCTACTGCTACTCTCACAAAGCTTGGTATTGATAATGTGGTTTATGAGATTCAGGGTGGCTCAGAATACTTAGAGCTTACACAAGCTGAGTACGATAATCTCACGCCGGAGCAAAAGATGAATGGAACAATTTATTTCATTACTGATGCGGAAGGTGGTGGTGATGCTTGTTATCAGGAACTTACTCGTGCAGAGTATGATGCATTACCTGAGTCAGATAAGAATAACAATACAATTTATTTTGTACAAGATACATTTGAGGTTGAAATACCACCAGAAGGAATGTTGCTTGGTGATTATATGCGCATCCAGAACTCAAAGCTTAATCCTAATTATCATTGGGATACCGAAGGAGAAATGATTAAATTCTTCTTTAATAGTGACGACTGTAGTTATTGTTATAACACATATAAAGGCAGAGGATATGATGGTAACGCTGGAATGCATCCATATTATGATCATGGCACAACATATGTTGGAGATTCTAGAAACGTATTGATTACTCAGGATATGCCCGTAGATACACACTATGTCGGAGTATATCATAGTATCTATGGCTTACAGTGTACTTCTCTTATATTTATCCCGAAGGATATTATTGATAATGGGCAAGCTGCGATGTTTTCACAGTTCTTTTATACATCTGTAGAATGCGAACTGAAGTCATGTCACGTATGGAATGATTGGAGTGATCCGACTAATTATAGTCAGGTAGTTACTACTACTCTTCAACCCGGCTCATATGATTTAAATAACGGCAACTTTATACAGTATGGATTCCTTACAAATAGCTGGTTTGCTAACTATCCAATTATTGGTGGTGAGTATATATTTGATGGGGATTTAACTCAGGAAGAGATAGATACATATCTCGAGACACGACAAGATAACTATCCAAGATTATATAATGTCAACTACTTCACATATGACCATGTAATGTTGCCAAATATAATTGGTACAGAATATTTTAACAGTATTGATTATACAGGAAGAATTGAAGTGGTTGCAAATCCTAGTGGTACTGCTACTGCCGACCTCAATAAGATTAAGATTGATGGTGTTGTTTATGATATACCTAATGGCGCAACTGCAGCTGATACTACTTATGATAATACAGATAGTGGATTAATAGCTACGAATGTACAAGATGCCATTGATGAGATATCAGTTATCGAAGGACTTAGCGATGTTAATATTACTACGCCTTCTGATGGCGATGCTCTTGTATACGATGCAACAAGTCAAGAATGGGTGAATGGATCAGTTGGCGGTGGAACTACTGTAGTGCCTAACCCTCAAGGAACACCAACTGATACGCTTACTACAATTCAGATTGGCAATGACATATATGAGATTGAAGGAAATGGCAATGAAGAATTAATATATTCATTACAACAAGGTGCGAGATGGGAAACATTTCCAAATCCTAATTCTACTCAACCATTAATAGTTAAGGCTTATGGTGGCAATAATACAACTGTAGAAGTAGAGGTTGACGTTAATGATTTACCGTCGAGAGATGGTGGTGATTATTATACTACGGTTTGCATATTGCCAAATGCACAAGGGCAAAGTGTAAATATGGCAACGGCAAATAGTGGCACAACTATATGTATATCAACAGATAATGTTTTTGATACTTCAACTATGGGGGTTAATGTTTATAAAAGAGGTTCAGGTGGTTCATCAATTATACCAAACCCTCAAGGGACACCAACTGACACATTAAATACTGTCGAGATTGATGGCGTTATTTATGATATAGAAGGT